CAAAACATTTCTAGCAGATTGTTCAGTAACTTTATTTAGCTTTTCTTGTGCCTCTCTAACATTATTTTTAGCCTCTAAAACTAGTTCATCTGCACGAACTAAATCTTTTTCTGCTTGTTCAACGGCTTTAATAGCCATTTCTTCTTCTCTAGATAATGCAGTACTTTCTGCAATTAATTCAGCTAATTTTTCTTGTGCAACTTGTAATTCTAGTTTTTGGATAGTAGATTTATCTTCTTGTGCCTCCAATTCAGCTATAGCTTGTTTTTGTCTTTCAATAGCTAATTGTTCCTCAGCAGTAACTTGTGCACCTAAACCTTGCACTTTAGCTAAATCTGCTCGTGCTTTTTCTAAGTTATTAACTGCTTGTTGTTGATTTTCCTCAGCTTTAATTTTGTCTTGAACTGCTTTATTTCTAGATTTTTCTGCATTATTTATCCTATCCTGCATAGCCTCTAGTTTGTCCATAGCAGATAATACAGATTGCAAACCACCTAATAAGCCGTCCTCATAGGCTTGTGCAGTTTTTAAAGCCTCTTTTGCGTTATCGTCTAAAGTTATATTATTATCTTTTAATAATCTATTTAATTCTGCAACTGTATAGTTAGTTCCGTCTAATACATCTTCTAAACTTCCAGTAACTTGGACAACTTCCTCAGTTTTCTTAGCAGTAAATCCTAAATAATATTGTTGTCTTTTATATGCGTCATTAAGTTGGTTAGCTTTGGTAGTAGCCTCTGCGTAAGCGTCATTTCCTTTTTTAATCCATTGTCCTAATTTAATTAAGCCTAAAGTAACACCAGCGATTGCTATACCTACAGGTCCAAAAGCCATAGTTACTGCTAATGCTAAACCAGAGGCAAGTATTTTTACTCTATCACTAACCTCGTTAATTCTATTTTTAAAGTTTTGTAATCGTTCTATGGTTATTTGTGTTTGTTTAGTAAATTCTGTTAAAGCAGGTACCATATCCTCTCCAACAGTTATTTTTAGATTTTCTATTTGATTTCTTAATATTTGAACTTGTGCTTTAAAACTTTCTAATTGTTTAGCTGCTACTTCTTCAGTAGTACCACCAGCGTTTCTTAATTCATTTTCATAATTTCTTATTTGGTCTGTAGCACCACTTAATATCTTAACTGCGTCTGCGACACCTCTGTTTAAGCCCAATTGGTCTAATGTAGCTGCTTTCATTTCATCAGACATAGGACCAAGTACTCTATCTAATTCCTCTATAATATCAGCAACATTTTTCATATTGCCCTCAGCGTCAAACATTTCTAAACCTAATGCTTTAAACTCAGCTGAGTTTTTAGCAGTTGCTCTAGGTATATCTCTTAATACTTGGTTTAATTTGTCTCCAGCTTCAGCACCTTTAACACCTCTATCTGCAAAGGCAGCCAAAACTGCAACACCTTCTTCTATATCTTTATTAACTACTTTTAAGGCGGCACCAGCTTTTGTGGTTAATGCCTCAGAAAATTGTTGAACAGTAGCATTTGCTAATGTATTTGCCTTAACTAAAACATCAGTAACTCTAGTTAAGTTAATTAAGTTTTGTTCTGCATTTTTTACAGTTAATCCTAAAGCAGATTGTGCGTCTGTTGCTAAGTCAGTAGCAGTAGCCATATCAAACATACCAGCTTGTGCAAATTTTGCTACCTGTGGTAATGCTGCTATAGATTGTTCTGCGTCTAAACCTGCTGACGCTAAATAGAAATATGCTTGTGCGCTATCTGTAGCTGATATTGTGGTTTCTGTAGCTACTTGTCTTGCAGCCATAGCCATTGACGCTTGTTGCAATTCTGTAGTTTTCATAATTGCTAACGATTGTGTTAATTGGTCGTCAAATTCTGCAAATGCTTGAACACTTGCAATAATACCTTTTGTTGCACCTATTAATGCAACTGTAAATGCACCAATACCAACCTTAGCCAAAGTTGCCATTGTTCCACTTAATAATTTACCCTGTTGTCCTAAACCAGCTAATTGTGATTGTGCAAGTTTAGTTCCTGCCGTAGCAATTCTTATTATTAAGTCTGCACCTTTACCCATTTATCTTTTCCTTTTTTTCGCCTCTGCTTGTGCTAAAGCTATTGCTTTATTCTGTTCCTCTTGCTCCCATAGGTAGTAAGTTACCCATTGTGAATATTCGTATGATGACATTGTAGTGCGAAGTTCGGCTACTGTCATTGATAAATCACGAGCCAAACGAAATTGAAAAGCTAAATCTGGATTAGACTTGAAATTCATCAGACATTTCTGTCTGTGTATCTCCTCCAATTCCATTTAAGTTTGCTATTTCAATAAAAATTCTATCTATAACAGTAGCGTCTTTATCATATAATACTTCTAAGGTTTCATCATCTAATTTTGGCTCAATTAGACTTGCCTTAAGTAATGCTTTTTGATAATCAAATGCGTCTTTATCATCAGCTTGTGAAATTCTAGCTAACTCTATTTGCATTTTTTTAGTTAAGCCTTTTACTATAACCTTTGCGTTCCATTCAGGAATTTCTATTTCCTTAACTGGAACATCAGGCAAATTTTTAATATTATCTATATTTAAAATATCCATAGTTAGTGTTCCTTTAAACTAAATTAGTGTGTGCCTCTAGTAACATCTCCAGTTACTTGAAAATCTGCTGAATAACCTACAACATCTCCTACAGGACTTGATTGTGCATAGCTTGTTAAAATACATTCTCCAGTATATTTAATATTTCCACCAGTTGTGCCTTCTGGCGAATATTCAAAAGATAAAGTAGCTGCTTGTCCAACTACTGCACCTAATATTCCGTCTAATGTGCTATCCCAAAGTCCAGTAATTGACAATGTAGCGTCTTTAAGACCTACAATATAAGTTTTACTTCCGTCGCCAAGTGTTGTTGTTTCTGCAACATCAGCTGTTTCTGGAAAATCAACATTATTTACATAACTAGATATGTCGGTAAGAGTACCACCTGAATTATCAAGTTTAAATACGCTATCTTTACCGTGTGTAAATGCCATTTACTTTTCTCCTCTATAATTAATTATTTCTACCAAAACCTATAATAGCAGTAAAACTAGGACTAGTTCCACCTATTGTAAGTTCTGCTTTAAGGTATCTGTTTACTGTTGTATCTTTAGCTACTGTTTTAACTTCAGCAGTTGTAGAAGTAGCTTGTGTAAATGTTACCAAATCCACATAAGTTACATCATCAGCTGAATGAGTTATTTTAGCGTCTAATGTAGGCGTTGTTCCACTAGCTGCCGATACTATTAGAAAAGCTCCACCACCATTTCCAGTACTTACTGTATTATCTCTAGCAGTACCAGAAGTTGTGCTGGTATATGTTGCATTTTCTAAAACTGTTCCGTTGTATAAGCCACTATCAGCTTGAAAATCTATTGCAGTAGCTACTATATCTCCAACAGGCGAACTAACGCCATAATTAATGATATTACCTTTACCAAATGTTGTTCCGTCTGTAGCGTCTAAGCCGTCTATACCATACGCTATTACGCAATCAGCACCACCTAAAAGTGGTTGTAAAGTTGTATCAGCAGTTGCGTCAAAAAAACCAGATATACTTATTGTTCCGTCTTTATTTCCAACTATATAAGTTTTACTACTGTTACCAAAAGTGGTGCTTTCAGCAACATCAGCAGTTCTAGAACTATCTATATTATTAAAATAAGTAGAAAAATCTACTGCGTTTACAAAAACTTTTGTATTTTTACCGTGTTTAAATGCCATAATTATTCTTCCTCTACTTTAGCATTTGCAATCTCTTGCATTTTGTTTTCTTGATATTTTTTATCAATTTTTATAATAAACTTTTGTTCTAAAAGCCATTTAAGACTTTGTTGTGGTATGTCTTTTTTATCAACTATAGTACCAGCTTCAAATCTTTTATCTTTAATTGTTATTCCATTTAGTATTTCATACATTATGCTATTACCTCTACTATAAATTCTACACCAAGATAATCTATGTTGTTGATTGTATAAACGCCATAATTACTTGCACTAACTACTCTAACAGATTGTGCCTCGCCGTTCAATGAACTATCACTTTCTACTTGTGCCTTTACAGAAGTAGCACCAGCACTTGCTAAATAGCCGTCTAATGTTTCTTGACTATCTTGTGCGTCTACTCTACTAACATATAGGTATATTGGTATCTCATATTTATCTGCACCTCTTTGCATACTTGCGTCATAATCAATAGCGTCCATAACACCAATAATTGCAGTTGGTGGCTCTATCATATCTGGTACATATCCATAAACAGATAATGTAGATATGTTGGATAAATTATTTTTTAATTCGTTTCTTATATTTGTTAAACTAGCCATTTAAACTTCCTTTTGGTAATCTTCTACTTGCATTCCATTGTGCCTCTATTTTAAGTCCTGTACCAGCTAATAGTACTTTTTTCTCAGCCTCATTTTTCTTAATAGCAATCTTAAAAAATGGAATAATTGGTGTTCCTTTTTCTGCTATAGCTTTTTGAACTAAAAATACTGGTATTCCTTTAGCGTCTGCCCAAGGCTTAATAGCTTTTGTAGGTGGCCAATGTGGTTTAGTTCTAGACCAAGGCTTTTTTAATTTATAATTTTCATCATAAAATCCGTGTACAAATAAAGCATAATTACTTCTTGAGAAAACATCAATACCTTCTGGCAATCCACCTAAACCTTGTACTTGTCTAAAAGTTAAACTACCTCTTAAATCTCCAGAAAATCTTGGTGCCTCTTGTTTTGCAGTAGTAACTATTAATTGTCCATATCTTGAAAAAAAGTTTCTTAATGCAACACCAGCTAATGCGTTTAACTCTAGTCGTTTAGCTAATTGACGACCACCTTGAAATTCAAATTGCATTACAAAGTTCTCTTAATGTAACCTTTAATAAGCTCTTTAGCGTCTGGGTCCATTTTACTAAATAATTCTTGTTGTCCAGTTTGTTCGTTACCAAATATATTAAAAGGCGTATCTTTTCTTTTCCATAATCTAGTAGCTTGAATTATAGTAGCCTCTTTAATTGCGTCAGGAATACTAGACCAACCAAACTTTGCAGTAATTTTTACATTTCTTTGTATTAAATTATCAAATCTTTCACTACTTCTAGTAGCTAATATTTCTAATTCTGTATAAGGCCAATAGTATGTAGTTTCACCTGTAATTCTATTTATTTTTGGATTATTTGGTTTTAATATAAAATCTGTATTTAAAGTTAAGGTTGTATCATAAGTTCCGTTATCTGTTGTATCTAACTGAACTATTAAACCTGTTGTTGTGGATATATCATCTGTAAATAAATAAAAGCCATTTGTTGGCGTATAGTATTTTATATTTACTGCACTATCTTGATAAAAATATCTATCACAAATAGCGTCTATTTGTCTGCTAGCAGCATTAATGGCGTTATCAATATTATCGTCTTGACCAGCACCAGATAAGCCAATTCTATTTTTAACATCGTTCTTATCAACATACTGGTCAGCCATTTAAAACCTACTTAGCTTTATTTTCTTTAGGCTCTTTTGCTTTTGTTTCTTTAGCAATACCATATTCTTTAGCCTCTAAGTCTGATATTTCAGTACCTTTTTTAGCTATAAAATGACAACCTTGACCTGCCCATTTTTTTGGGTGTCCGTCTGATAAGACATATTCTCCGTCTTTTTCATATAAATCTTTTGCTAATTTCATTTTTTTCCTTTTCTTATTAGTCTGTTCTGCACCCACCAAATAAGATGAGTGCGAGAACAAAACCATAACTTAATTAAAAGTTTGTAATTGAACAGAAAGCTGTTGCACGATAGATTGCGAAACCTAAACGCATACTTGCTTTCATCATTACTTTATCTTTTGTAAAGAAGTCTGAGTGGCTATCGGACATAGCTACTTCCATACCTGCTCTTGACACGATATGTGAAGCTAAACCTCCACCAAACACACCAACCAATACAGTTCCAGCTGCGATTGCAGTTGTAGGTACAACTCTTACGCCCCAAATGCTAGGTGTTACACCATTACCGAACATACCAGCTCCAACAAAAAGTGGAGATTTTTCTGTATATCCAGCAGATGAAGTTCCAGCAAAGTCTACTGATACTGCGGTTACAACATCATTCCAGTCGCTAGGGTGCATAATAATTGCGTCTGGCTCTAGGAATGCGTCTTTTCTAATTTCAGTAATTGCTTGATAAAGTTGTCCAATTCTTCCTAAATTACCTGCGTATGATGAAAAGTTAAAGGTATTAATACCAGACTTATTCAACACACCAGTAATATTAGGTGCAGAACCGTCGCCATTTAGCAATTCACTATCAAGTCTTAACTGTAACATTGTTCTTAATCTACTATCTAAGTAACCATTTACAGACGCAACATCAGATAAAAGTTCTTCAGTTACTGGAATAGAAACACCGAATTTTCTAATGTTTTCTGTTCTTTCAGTAAATGCTAAAGCACTTTCTCCGAATGCAGCTGCCTCAGCAGCCTCAGCGGCATTGTTTGTAAATGTAGTTTCTTCAAGATATTTATATTGATATTGGTTTGTCGGAATAACCGAAAACAAATCAATAACTGCATTAGGATTTCTAAGTGCAGTAGGGTAAATTAAATCACTTCTCACGACTGCTGGTGGATAAGCTGAAGCCTCATCAACAAGAGTTTTCTTTTCAAGAATAGGATTGTACTTAATTTCAGATGAAATATTAAGTTGTCCTTCTTCCATAAAAGCTTTAAATGCTCTTGAGTTTCTAACTTCATCTCCAAGTGTTAATGGCTTTTGTGCCTTTTCTTCGTGAATAGGTAAAGAAGTAACTTCATTTCCTTTTTCAACTTCCACTTGGTTATCTTTAACTTGCTTTTCAAATACTTGTTGTTCTCTAATGGCATCAGCTAATGATTTAGCGTCTGAGTTCATTTGAGCCCACTTTTCTTTATCCTCTGCTGTGAATTCAGAAAAATCTTTTTCGCCAGCAAATTTAGCGAGTTCTTCTCTTAAGTCGTGGAGTTTTGATACATTATCTTTTTTACTCATTTATATCGTTTTCTCCTATATCTAATGTTTCAGATAATAAATTACTTGTTTCTCTAAACAATTCATTTACATCTAATTCATCAATTATTTCTACTTGTTCATAACTATCTGAGCCAATACGAAGTAATGTGTCAATGTCTTGGTGCATATCTTGTAATGCGTCCTTTAATTTTTCCATTTCCTCTACTGAACTATCAGATAGTTGTTTATTTTTGCCCAAGCGTAAGGCAGTAAGCTCCTTAGCTCTTGTTAATAAGGTAACCATTTTGATAAGCAAGTTGTCCACCTCATCAGCAAATCTTAATCCTGTGTTTTCTTTTTCTTCTACTACTTCTTCAACAATTTCGTCCTCTGGCTCTTTTTGTTCCTTAACTGCAACAGTATAGGTATTTTGATTAGCACCAACCATAACTGGCGAAACTTCCCATACTTTTAAATCTTTAAGGTAGCGAACTTCCTTTTCTTCCCCATTCTCTTTTTTAAACATTCCAATTTCGCTATCCTTTACTTCAAAACCAAAAGACCATTGTTGTAAATCGCCCATAGCTTTAACTGTTTCATAAGCCTCTTTACCAGCAGTAGTGTTTAAATTAAATTGACCTTTAAAAATTGCTTTATCGTCATCTTGGATTATTTGACCTTTACCAATAATATTTTTCCAATCGTGCCCCCAAACCATAGCAACACCCTTATCGCCATAGCCACTTTTAATTGAATTAGGAAGTACTACATCATTATCGCTATCAATTTCATTAAATACACTAAATACTGCGCTTACTGTTCCGTTATCTTCAAACGATAGTAAGTCTTTATCTTTAAATTCTTTCAACTCATATCCTCTTTTCGTGGTAGTTTAAAAAACACCTACAATTTACAGTTAAATCTGGACTTGCTCCCAAAGAACTATCTCCTGGATAATCTAGCTTATAGCCATTATAGTTAAACTGTTCGTTCTCATTTATTTCTGTTCCGTCCAGTACTATATGTGCGTCACGGACTTTTCCGTCTCTTTGAGAAATCCATTCCTTAGTATAAACTATTCCTGTGGACTTTGCACCTATTTGCCTACCTAAATTTGCTAACTTATTACTTTCAGTAGTAGCTATAGTTAAAGCTCTAGTTAGGTTTAATTTACTTAAATTTTTCTTTACATTATTTGCTACATAGTTACTTAACTTGCTACCTGTATAACCTAAATCCAAAGCCTCTTGTAAAGCTACTGCAAATTGTTTTTCAAATCTTTTTTTACTTGTTGCAGATAACTTAGGTAATAAATCATCTACCATACCAGCTATATATGCTTTTACTTCTGCATTATCACTTAACTTTTGAATTGGAAAATCTCCAACACTAACCAATCTGTAGAAAAAGCCTTGTTCTATTATTTCAGTTCTAGTTTCTTTAGTCTTGTAAGGTATGACATAAGGCATTTCTTTTTTGTTTGGTAATAATAAATCTAATTGATAAAAAGCAAAGTCATTTGCTAATGCTACATAATAATCAAAAACATCAGCAGACCATAGTTTTGTATTTTCATCTATAGCAGAATTAACTATTGCATTAACACCTATTTGTTGAGCTGGATATTGTTTTAATAAACTAAATATTTTTAAATCTTGTGTTTGTAGTAAATCAAAATATAATTCTTGGATTGCTTTTTCCCATTGTGTTAAAAGTTTATCGTGTTCTTT